TGTGATTCCTTCTTTGTATAATTGTATCATTGCTTTCTTTGTCATGTCAGCTGCTGAACCTTGTATCAATCTATTCAAAGCTTTGTATGTGTATGCACGTTTGATCCCTGGTCCGTGTTCCGCGAGTGCTGCTTCGTGTGGCAATGCTTTATGAATCCCGAACTGGTTTGGCTCCCATAAATGAAACCTGCATAACCTGCCCAGCAACGTTCTAACTTTACCACGGTCTTGTGCTCTTGACATAACACTATCCATGAGTTGTTTTACAAATGGTACACGTGCATGGTATTGTTTAAATAATTCATTCGCTCTCTCTTTATTGACACCTAACTCTGCTTGTAATTTATTTTTACCCATACCATAAAACAAACCAAGGTTAATTGTCTTTGCTTGATCTCTAGGTATCTCTGCCATGTCAGCTACAATCTGGTGAAAGTCTGCATCACCATCTTTGTAAGCATCTAATACATCACCGGCTGCATACATATTTTGTATTGCTGCATAGTGCACAACTAGTCTTGGTTCTTGTTGACTGTAATCAAACACACCCCACTTACAATTTTCTTCTGGTATAAATAAAGATCTAATCTTTGGTCCTAGTTCTTTGTTACGTGCTGGAATCTGTTGTAGGTTAGGATTACTATAACTGAATCTACCGGTTACTGTACCACCTGAGTCTGATCTCAATTGATTTATCTCAGCGTGTATTCTACCCTTGTGTGAATGTTTTAATATGGTATCTATAAAAGTTGTATGTGCTTTATTTATTTCTCTAGCACGTGCAATGTTTTTAACAACAGGATTAGGATGATTCTGTAAAAAGTTTTTTGTAAAAGATGGAGCACTTGTTTTCTCAGTTCGGTCATAAGGTAGGTTCAGTTTTTGAAAGACTTGCTCAATCGATCGAGCAGCCCATATTTGGACATCTACTTGTGTTTCTGTTTTTACTTTTTGTAGGCACGCTTTTTCTTCTGCAACTAATTCTTCTTTCAATTTGTGAGCAGCTTCGGTATCTACACGCACGCCTAAAAATCTCATATCTACGAGGCAAGGAAATAGTTCGCTCTCTAATTTAAATATATCTTCTATATCTTGAGCATAGATTTCCTTCTTCATCTCTTGCCACAATTCCAGGGTCATCTCAGCATCTCTTTCAGCATACTCACCTACATACATAGCAGGTAGCTTATACATCTCAGATTTAGCGTCTATGCCCCATTCTTTGGCTGTTTCGGTCAATATAGCCTCGTTTTTGCCCTTTCCGAGGTAATCCCTACCCATGGAGCCTAAATCGTAACGAAAGCGATTCTCGTCCACGAGAGAGCCAGCAATCATGGTATCTACGATGTCCCCAGCTATATGTAGTCCTGCAGCTCTAATAAAACATACATCATACATAGCATTATGAAAGATTTTTCTAGCTGGCAAATTTAGAATCATTCCAAAGTATTTTAGCACTTTTTGCTCATCCATATTACCACCACCTTCGTGAGCTATTGGATAATATCCGGACCAATCCTCTACTGCTAGTGCAATACCTACAATTCTACCTTTACCAGTCACAGATCCAGATCCCATAGTTTTTAGCTCTGGGTCTTTTGTCTCCAGGTCGATTGCAATCTCATCATACTTTGATAGATCTTTAAATTCTTCTGGTGGTAGCCATTCTACCTGTGGACTAAATAAAGGTTTCTGTATCATTTGTAATCTCGTTCAAGTATCATTTCTAAAAAATGTATTGCTTTCAATATGTCTTGCTTCTTTCCCTTGTCACGATGTCTAATAATATATTTTATAGCACATCCTTCAGGGTATAACAACTCATTCTCAACTACAAACTTACTTGGCTGAATCTTATACTTTTGATAGTGACTTCCGCCATGCTGCTTGTCCCAAACTTTACTCATAAATTATATCCTTTGTATTTTTGTTTTGGTTCAACAACGTGTAAATGTTCCTTGGTCCTTGTTGCACCAACATAGAACAATCTATTCTCGTCGTCTGGATTTTGTTCGTATGACTTCATTGTGTTTAAACTTAAATCTGTAAGCAACACAACATTCTCACACTCACCACCCTTTGCACCATGTATTGTAGATAAAGTTATTCGTGGTGCTTCATTTAACTTCTCTCCGTTCTTTCTCATCTTTCTTAAATATTGTACATCTCTTTTTGGTGCTGCATCAAATGCTTCAAACCACACGTCATCTGTTTTCAAACCATAATATTCTTTTAACATTGCTATGTCATACATACTATCTTTAATCATACTTTTTAATTTGTTCTTATCTACACTCATGTAGCTATATATTCTCTCTACTTGATCGTAAGTTAGTGGTTGACCTTTTCTAAGATTCTCCCAATCTATTGCTGCAAGATGCAGTGTGTGTTCTCTTTGTTTTCTAAATTTGTTTTGATAGTAATAACCTTTAAGATATAAATCTTCTTCTAGATTATCTAACATGTATTTTGTTCTAGCTAAAACTAACCACTCACCTGAAGACATATTTATTTCTTCAAAGTTATAATACCTGGACAAAGATCCTTGGTGTATTTTTGGTTGCCATGTTTTATCTATTCTTGTTTTAATTTTATTTATTATACCCATAGCTAATCCATGCACCCTTGCAGGAATCCTGTAAGACTGCTGCAAAGGTAGCATTTGTCCTTTCTGTGCTATGAAAGAATCTACGTCCGCTCCTGCCCATCTAAATATCGCTTGATCATCATCACCTGCAATAAAAGAATCTGTTGTCTTTTGCCAAATAGTTTTAGCCATATGCCATTGCATTTTAGATAAGTCTTGTGCTTCATCTATAAATACAACATCAAACTTTGGTACAGCGGCATCTGATTTTGTAAAATCCATAATCATATCATTGAAGTCAATTAGATTATGTTCTTTTTTGTATCGTTCTAGTTCGTTAGAAATTATTATTAGTTTATCTTTATCTAGCTCCTGGTTATGTTCTTGTAGATTGTATTGTTGTATTGGTGTTATCTCTTTTAGTTTTGCAAGATTAATTACTCGTAAGTATTCACTGTCTGTTGTAAAGATTCCGTTGTGGTCATTTTCATACTCTGCATATTTAATCTCTTCTTTTATTTTTTTACCAAAGTCTTGATAGTGTCTACGTTGCATTACATCTTCTTTTTTTATGCCGAGTCTTCTAAACGCTAGTGAATGTAGTGTTCTAAAATATGGTAGATCATCCTCTTCAAGATTAAATTTTTTAATCGCTCTGTCTCTTGCTTCGTACGCAGCTTTTTGTGTAAAAGCAAAGTATCCAACTTTATCTGGATCTGTTTCTTTAAGATAGTCATCCACTTTGTTTAACAATGTAGTTGTCTTACCTGTGCCTGGTGGTCCTAATACTATTGTTTTCATTAGTATGGTGACTCCTCTTTTAGTTTCTTTTGTTTGTACTCGTCATCTTTAGCTTCAAATTCTTTTACTACATAAACAGATAATTTATTTTTACCTATACGTTTGTCTTCACAACCACATTTTTCTCTTAGCATTTCTGCAGTTCTTGAATATCCAAGGTCCCATCTTCTTCTCATCAAATGATTGTGATAAAATTTATCAAACACAAAGTGATGTTGTCCGTTGTTTGTCCATGTACCACCTCGTGGTAAATCTTCTTTGGAATCTACAGATACTCTGTTTAAACAATACTCTTGTAAATGATTCTGTAATTGATCCTCTGTACGTAATCCTTCTGCTGGTTCTGTTATCTCTGCATTGTTTAACAACTGATTAGTTACAACAACCCAATCTTTTTCTTTTAATGTTGGTGGTCTAAATTTTAATTGCACCATACAAGACTCCTGAAATAAACTTTGTTGTCTTAAATGTTTTACGCTTTCTAATTTTAATCTTTGTCCATCTACGTTCATGTAATAATATGGATCCTCTAAATCTATAACCTGCAGGTCAGTTAAGTTAGGAAACATTATCTCTTGTCCGATTCCAAACTTTCTAGTTCTACACAATGTTTTGTCACAAAGACTACACATAGGTTCATCTTTACATTTATATCCCCATTCTTTTTTGTCGTGTTGCTTTGTAATTATATCTACTTCTGTATCTGACAATGGTTTGTCCATTGCAGTTTCATTAAACACAACTACTTTTGATTTCCAATTGTCTGGCCATTTATTTTTTGCATACACACCATAATGAAACAATGCATTATTACGTCCACCTTCACCAACTTTATTTTGTGCCATAAGTTCTATACAAGGTGGTCCATCAGAGTATGGAGTCTCAGGTCTTTTTATTGTTAAACTTTCTAAAACTTCTAACGTAATTTTTGTAGAGTCATATAAGTCAAAAAAACTTTTTAGATTAACAGCTTCACCTAAATTATTAAAGGCATATCTTGTTGTGTCATCACCATTATAATATGGTAAATTTAAAAAATTTCCTGTATCATCTTCCGATTTTAATTCGGTTTGTTTTGGAAAAACTTCTGAACCACTATAACCTAGTACAGCTTTTATTTGTGTTAACTTATCTTGCATAAGTTTTGCAGTCACATAACCTTCTGTAAATAAAAATACATGCGCACCACCTGACTTTGATCTACAAACTACTAATGGTAAATCTAAATTTTTAATTTTTTGTACCAATTTTTTGTGATCAAAACCTGCGTATGAATCTATATCTATGCAACCCCATTTACATACATTGTCATCGTTGATAGGAATTATACCTAAACTATCTGTACCTTGTAAATGTTTTCTCCAGAGATCATCTGTAACTGGTTCTCTTTTAATAAATGATTTGCCTTGAACTTTCGTGCCATCACCATTTGAGTGTCCAACTTTAGTGACACCGTGGGCACGTTCCAAACCTGTAAATATTTCTTTAAAACTTTCTATCATATAGCACAATTAAAGTGGGCGTCTCCACTCTCGCTTAAACGCCCACTACCTAGGATCTAGTATGGTTGCTTAGTATCGTTCTCTTCAGAGCCGTACTTAGCTTGCGTCTCACCTTTACCTACGCTTGTTGCAAATTGTTTAGCCATGTTATAAAGATCTGCATCTTCAACAGGACTAACCTTTGAAACATCCCAACCAAACCAAGTTCCTTTGTCGTTAGACATTTGAACTGTGGATAGATTATAAATGTGGCTATAAGTAGGCGGTGTGAATAAACCGTTCTTACCCTGCATTTTAATCCCCATCATCATTGAGTTCCACTTTCTACTCACTTTTAATTGAGTAGATTTCATAGAAATCAAAGCTGTTTGTGGATTGCTACCAGTAACCAAAACAAAATGACTAGCTGTATTGTCAAGATAATTACCGTTTGGCAATCTATCTTTGTAGTCTTTACCTCTAGTTGTTTGGCTAACAATATCACTATCTGCATCGTGAATTGCAACAGGTGCACCACTACTGGTACCTCTGTCCTGCCATTCAATGTATTGTCTCTTGTAATGACAAGGAATTACATTGATTGAATCAAACAGTTCGTTTGTAACTGTATTGATTATCTTGCCGGGTTCTGCGCCCTCGACATACTTACCATCTCTTTTGTTTACCTCTGGAGATAGTTGGCCCAAAATTTTTAAGAAGGGTAACGCAAGATCTTCCTGCGATATATTTTGAGCACCCATTTGTGCGTCAGCTTCAAATAAATTCAAAGCTACTGCACCTTCTTTTTTTTCTGCTACTTGGTTCATGTTACTTGTTCCTTTTTATTGTAGTCTTATTTTCGGAAAAAACTCCGAAAATTTCCGTTGGCATTTCTTTACCTGCCTCAATACGCTCACGGACTAACGCTTTCAGAGTCATGGGTTCTACCTTCATCTTTTGTGTCGGTTGGAACCCTTGACCCTTCGCAAGTTCAGCATAAGATGCTGCCTTGTTATCTTCGTTACGACCAAAAGACACCGAGATCTCATTCTTAATAATATCTCCTAGTC